AGAAACAATGGAAGATTTCGATTATATCTTAGAACCCATCTATGGACATGGTGAGTACAATCACCTTTCAGTTCGTAGTGCCGTATCAATTATATTAGACCGCTTGCGAGGCGAAGCGTGGTGGAATAAATAGGAGGACACAATGTCAGGACATTCTAAATGGTCAAATATTAAACATAGAAAAGGTAAAAATGATGCGTTAAAAGCAAAAATTACCACAAAAATTAGTCGTGAAATCACAGTAGCTGTGAAAGCTGGTGGTACAGATCCAACAGGTAATATGCGCTTGAAATTGGCGCTACAAAAAGCTCGTGAAAATAACATTCCTAAGGATAATATTCAACGTGCCATCGATAAAGGTGCCGGTGCAGGGGATGCGAACAATTACGAAGAAATTACCTATGAAGGATACGGCCCAGGCGGTGCTGCCATCCTTGTAGAAGTGATGACAGATAACCGTAACCGTGCAGCAGCTGATGTGCGTCATGCCTTCTCCAAACGTGGTGGTAACCTAGGTGAAAGTGGCTCTGTTAACTGGATGTTTAAACGCAAAGGTGTATTCGTGATTCCCCAAGAAGGCAATGATGAAGAAACATTGACATTATTAGCTCTTGACGCTGGCGCTGAAGACATCAAAGTAGAAGACGATGTATTCGTTATCTACACATTACCAGATGATTACGATGCCGTAGAAGCTGCACTAGCAGAAGCATCCATCGCTACAGATATGGCACAAATCACAATGGTTCCAGATACTAATATGGAATTAACCGGTGATGACGCAGTGAATATGCAACGAGTACTAGACATGTTGGAAGACTTGGACGATGTACAAGATGTGTATCACAATTCAATTCTCAATATTGAGTAGCTAGAAATGCGATGAAGTAGCACTCTACAAGGATTTTGAGAGTGCTACTCTTATCAATTATGCCCTAAAAATGGCAAAAAATAAAACGGTTGCACAACCGTTGCACAACCTTTTCATATGAATGGTATTACAGAGAGTAGAATAAATATAAAAAATGTCTAAATTTACATATCTAATTATTGGGGATATATTTTAACGATTCCTGGCAATTAGATTATTTGTGATATAAAGAATTTTATAGGATCTTATGTCTATCTGGATAAGTAAATTTTCAAAAATTTTACTCAATGAGTATTAATGAAAAGAGCACAGCTATAAAGGCTGTGCTCTTTTTTTATTTCAATATTACTTTGTCAAAAGATTCCATTTGAGTGACAGGACTACTAAATATGTATTCGTTAGCATTACGAACTTTATTAATAGAATAACGTAGTTGATATGTGTATAAATTATAGTCAGAATATATATCTTGAATTTCTGAACAATCATCATAAGTAGTAATCCACTTGTATTGGTTCATTAATCTAATAGAATTTGATAACTCTATATGGTCAGTATGAGTAAGTGAGTTTTTATAAAGTGCTTGTCCTTGATGATAGTAAGGCGGGTCGAAAAATATAAATAATTGGTTAGGATCTTTAGTAAGTAATATCTCTGAAATTAATCTCTTTGCATCTAACATATAGAGTTCTATTCTATTTTTTTGTTTAGAAATATCCTCTATTTTTTTTATTAGATTTTGTTTGTTAAATCTGCAATCAATAGAGTATATTGACGATTGTTTATATCCACCTATAGGGCCACCAGTAATTATACCACCACGATTTGTACGATTCAGAAATAAGGTAGCAAAGGCTAAAGAAAAGTCGTAATTTGAGATATCTCGTAATGTTAAGTATATTTCTTTTTGATGGTACCATTCATCTATAGTAATAGGTGTATGTTCAATGGTGTTAATTAATTTATCCGTATCATATAGTATGGAATACCAAATAGAAAATATAGAGGGATCTAAATCATTAAGAATGATACTATTTACTTGATTTGTTAGTAAGAGCTCTATAGATATGCCAGAACCTCCAGAAAATGGTTCACAGTATATGGGGGATTGCATTTTATTAATTTTAATAAGGTGATTTGTAAATTTTGCTAGTTGTGTTTTACCACCTGGATATCTTAATATTGATTTTGTTCTTGGCATTTGATACACCTCCTTTTATCTTATTATAAAACAGAAAATGAGGTTTGGCCATAAAAATTTACTCAGGAATATATAGTTTTTTAGAAATAATAGATACTGCATTTTTGATAGACTCAATTAAATCATTTCCTTCTTGTTCATAGTCTTTAATCCAATAGCCAAATAAATTTGTATCATCAAATTGCGCTTGATGATATTTAAACCATTCTTTTAGCTTTTCTCGTTTTTTCCCTCTTCTTTTGAATTTTGATAAATCAGTATTTTTAAAATAACTATAAGTAAGACCGTTTTCTAGGCACATATGTTGATTTAAATATTCTTTAGAATTATTGGAGTTAGAAGTCAGAAAATCATATAGACTTTCTTCAATAGATTTTGTTGAAGGAAGAATATAAATATGATTTCCAGAGGCATTTTGTGCGGCAATATCATTCATATTTCCTCTTTTAGTTTTTATATCTCCATCGAGGATTATAATTCTAGTGCCAAAGTAACTTGGATCACATTTACTTAAAGATAATACTTCATTACAACCAACATTTGTATCAAGCAAATTAACTTTGTGTAAAATAGATTCTGGTAATAGGTGATTAAGGACCCATCTTGCTTCAGCATCTTCAGTAATAATTTTAATTTTTTGGTTCATTCTAGTTGATGTTTCTTGCAGAAGATTTTTATACAATAATGGACCAGGTGAAGAAATAATTGTTGGAGTAGATTCGTTATTGGCACGACTCAAAAAGTATATTTCTATAGGTTTGATATCATCATGTGAATGCTGTTGTGGTTCAGCAATTAAACGTGCATAATCAAGTAAAGAAATACTATGAGTTGTGAATATAATTTGTAAGTCTAACTTTTTAGAAGATGCATATAAATAATCAAATAATTTATTCTGTGCAGATGGATGCAATGCAGCATCAAGTTCATCAATTAAAAGAAGTCCACCATTATAATCGTCAGGAAAGTCTATTTGTAACTTTCTAAATGATTCAACTGCTAAAAGGATTTGTGCTAGATTATCTTGTCCAGCAGAATTAGTAAGGTAGTCATATTTATCCGTATTAATACCGATAGGTGATTTATTATTACCATCAAGGTAAACACGATTAACTGATTGAATATTCTCATTAATAGAGAGAATTTTTTGGTAATTTGTAAGAAATGAATCAGGAATATTATTAATAGTTATTGGATTCTTGTCAGAAGATATTAAGGCTTCTCCTAACGGGAATAAACGTGATAGACCTAAATATAGAGAAGGATGTGATAGTTTTGCATTTGATAGTTTGCCATCTGCAGTTATAGTTGAAGGAATAAGTCTTCCTCGTGTATTGTTTTCTTGCCAGGTTATTCTGTACTTTAAGTCTGGTTCACTATCATATGAAATACTTGCAATATTTGATTTGCTAGTGTCAAATGTAGGAGACATTTTAAATAAATCACTCCATTCACATCTAAAAGCAGATTGTAATATTGGACGACCTTTATTAGATTTTAATTCACAAGAGTTTCCTAATAAGCCAAGAATTGTAGATTTACCAACGGCATTAGTGCCAGAAAAAATAGTAATATTTTGACCAATTGCAAACTTTGAATCCTTGAAACATCTAAAGTCATTAATAGTTAGTGATGTAATTTTCATAGTTTTCTCCTTTTAATTTATTGTTTATAACTAAGCTTATTTCGCCATACTCATCATTTCCTCAGTAAATGTTACAGGTAATGTATTGACGGCATCAAGGAATTGTTTTCTTGTCTTATGGGTATATACGTCACTAGTCACATCTCCATTATGTGTATGACCTACAATTGATTTTAGAATATAAATATCCATATCGGCATTGCGTGCCAGGGTGATGAACGTATGACGTGTGTCATGTGGTTTATGCTTAGATAATCCTAAGGATTCACATAAACGCTCTATAGGTCTTGATAGACGTGTAGGGATTAATTTAGGGGGAAGTAATGTTTCTGAACGTGAGAAATGTGCTTTGCTGTAAATCTCTTTTATAAAGGGCATGATACAATCAGCTAAAGGAATCATGCGATCTTTACCAGCAACTGTTTTTGAACCACCTATTACATATTGTTCCTTTAGATTTACATTCTCTAGTTTCACCTGGTAGAGCTCAACAGGTCTCATTCCAGTATAGATATAGATTAATATTACACGTACAAGGATATCATCTGTATGCTGCCATAATATGGAAATCTCCTCTGGTGTAAATGGTTTGTGAATATTTGATTTAACGGCAGGAGGAAGCGTAATATCTAGGGCATAGTTCTTTGTGATAATATCATTTTTAATAGCTTCTTTGAAAGCACCATTGATGGCCTTATAAATAGAGTCGTGGGAAGAACGTCCTAAATGCTTATATTGATCGATGATGTTCTGTAAATGAATTAATCGAATGTCTTTGATAGGCATGGACCATATACTGGAAAGTTTCGGTTTCACAGCATCGAACTTTCCTTTTTTAATATCTACACCCTGGCGTTCCTTTTCTAGTAACATCCAGTCCCAACATTGATAGAAGGGAACTGTATCACGATGTACTTTCATAGGGTCGTAGACATAATTAGCGATGGCATCGTAGGCTTCTTTTTGTGTAGCAAAGGTCCCTATCGTTTTACGTATAGTTTTGCCATTGCTATCTTGGCCAAGAAATACCATAGCACGATATGGCTTACGTAATTTTTTATGTTTCATCTTATAAACGGAACCAGTTCCGTTTGCACGTTTCATTGCCATAACATAACTCCTGTAAAAAAATAACCTTCTCTATATAATAGAGAAGGTTATTTTCCATACAGGTCCCCTGAGGAAGCATCTGCACTTATTTTGTCTCTATTATATATAGGTTCATAAAATATATCAATAGGGATACTTTCTGTTTAGAAATTAAATTAATGAAAGTAGTAAATCTTCCCATTGCAGTGTGAGCCCCATTTTATTAAGTAGTAAATTGAATTGTTGCTGTGGGATAACCGTTGAAAGAACAGAAATACTACTTATAATATTTTGTATCATACATTTGTAATCATGATAAGGTAAAAATAGTCGTAATGTTAAAATGAGCCCCCATAATGATGTTTCACTACCTTTTGGAGTAGTTAGGTGAAAAAATAAGAGTTTACGAGTATGTTTACCCTTTCTCACACGATGATTATATAGCCTATCACCATGAGCACAAATATTTCTATAGGAAACTAATGTATCTAGCATATCGTTAAAGTTATTGATTAATGTAGATGTTGGCGCAGAAACTTGAAACCCAAACTCTGATTGATAATCATCTAGGATATTTTCTAGTACCTTCTCTTGAAGAACAGGAAGCATTGACTTGTAAAAATAGGTTAATTCACCAAAAGTTAGCTTAGTGACTAAGACCCATAAAGGCAAGGATTGATGTTTTGTTAAGTAGTGATAAAATCCTGAATCTTGTGATTTAGAGTTTTTTTGAGTAACTGTTGATAATATTGATATAAGTCTTGTTGTAGTGTGGAGATCTGATTTAGAAAAGTTATTAATATTTAAGTGGCTAAATTCAGCTTTATTTTCATCAGAAAAATGATAGGCGAGCTTAGTAGCAAGATTTTTTTCAGCTTGCAATAGATAGCGAAGTAGTAGGTGACGTAGCTCTCTATCGAAACAATATACTTCATAAATTTGGAAGAATGTTGTACCAGAAATATAATAATCATCACCAGAAGAAGATGTGATAGACTGATCGAGAAATATTTCTTTATAACCATTAATAACTGAGTAGTAATTTTCTCTTGAGAGAATATTTTTAACCTTGCTTCCTTCAGCTCCTTTTTTTATTGAAATATTTCTTTTGCGCATTAGGCGTAATAAAGAGTTAAGAGATGTAAATGGTTTCGACATAGATAAAACCTCCAAAAAAAAACTCGCCAACCCTTAGGTTGACGAGTGGTGTACTTCGCTCGTAAGGTCAGTACGTTTTCTCTAGTAACAGTATACTATACGAAAAGATACCCGTCAATAAGAGTTATGGTATATGATAGAATTTTAGAAAGATAAATCTTTAGCTTTCTACTATTGATTTAATACGTATAATACTTAGGATAATAAGTAGGGATATAAACAGGAGTATAAGAAGGCTTGGAATCTTCTTTTACATCCCTAATCTCGCTCTTTATATCCTCAATATCTTGGTTAAGCTGTTCTATAGATTTATCTAGCTCAGAAGTTTTAGTATAAAGCGGGGCAACATTATGTTTAACAGAGTAGATATCACTTTTGAGATTGTTAATTCGATAAGATTGATACACATTTACCCCTATTAATATAGCAATTAAAATGTAAAGAATAGATATTTGGTTGAAGCGGATTGTTCTGAAAGAGAATCGTTTGTAGAACGGTTGTGATGATTCTATAGAGCTCGTAGGTTCAGTTGGTTGTACTGATGGTATTGTAGGTATAGATTCTACAGGTGTAAGTATAGGGGTAGTGGCAGTATTAGGTTTAGTAAATAAAAGCCATAGGATGGGAAGAATACAAACAAATGGCAATATGCTTAGTATAATAACTAGACCTGTTTTCCAAATAGATTTAAATCTTACATAGGCAAAGGCACCTAGGTATACAGCATTAAACTCAGAAACATGAAATAAATACATAGATTTATGATAGTACAAGGACTGATTGTTAAGTCCAGCAGCAATGAATACAAATGTAAGAAGGGCAATGACCTCAACAATCAGTAATGTAGATTTACGAAAAACACGATTAGGATAGGTTGGAAATTTTTGAATTAATATAAAAAATGCGGTAATTTGTAGTACACTAATAATAATTGTGGCATACATAAAAGTGTTAAATGGCATGATGGGTTCCTCCTGATACAATAATAAAACAAAATATACGCTGCTAATTTTGAAAGCTACTCATGAGAGAAGTCAAGGATAAGATCCCTGGCTTCTCTTTTTATATAGTACTAAGAAGATTTAGAAAGTTTAAGGAAATTAATGTAGTCAAATAGCTTATCATATTGTTCATCAGTAAATGAAGCGGTTTCAGCAAGTAGAGTTTGCTGTTGAGCGGTGTAGGTAATTGGCTCAAATTCAATATGATTAGGCTCACGTAAGTAGATATGAGGTGGAGAGGAGTGCGTATAGTTACTTTGTGGACGTACGGACTCCATAGGGACATCATAGCCCATGAGCCATGCTTCATTTACATTCAGTGCTTTTGCAAGAAGATATATATTATCTTGTTTTGCTTTCCAACGACCCGATAGATACGAACTGATAGCACCCCTAGATATACCCGATAGTTGAGCGAGTTCTATAGCTTTAATATTTTTTAATTTTAAACTTTCTTTTAGACGTTCACTGAAAGTTGCAACAATCTTAGACATGTGTAATACCTCTTATAATATAAATCACAAATTATATTTATAATTATAAACATCATGTTTAGATAACGCAACTATTTTTTAATATTTCAGAACATAATGTTTAGAAATCTAAAAAAGCTATTGACACATAAAAAAATAAAAGGTAGAATGTGTTTAGAAAATAAAACAAATTTTATTAATTAAGATTAAGGAGGAAATTATGGGAAAATATAATTATTCTAAGCTATTAGGAAGACTGACAGAACTAGGAATTGATAGAGAGAAGTTTGCTGATATTATAGGCATCAAAAGAACATCTTTATATAAAAGACTAAATTCTGAGTTACAATTCAAACAAGAAGAAATTAATAAAGCTATGTTAGCTTTAGATATTCCACAGATTGATGTTTGGGAATATTTTTTTAACAAAAATGTTTAGATAACAAAACAAAATATAGATAGATTAGATTTTTGAAGCGGACTTTCACAGGAGGAACTATGTTACCAGGATTGACGGAAGAACAAAATGAGTGGCTACGAAGCATGCACGTGGCTGCAATGGACGAGTTGCAAATAATAAAAAAGATAGAAAAAACGGATAAATTATTGGCATATAAGTTAGGATTGGCTACTTTCACTCAAGCAAAAATATATTTAGAGTTAGGGAAATTTGAAAGTGATCCAAGATTCCCAAAGTAAGGAGCAGAAATCACAATGTTTCAGTCCCCGCAATGGGGAAGTAATTCTAAAGAAGAAAGGGAGTGGGTAATATGTATTTAATTTCTTAATATGGATTTACTAAATGAAAAACAGCCAAGAGCATTAAATACTCTTAGCTGCTTAACCAATGTAGTTTTGGGTTTTAGACATTTACAGAATCACACTACTCTCAAATCCACCTAATTGCTGTAATAATGAAGATGATGTTTTAGACATTTACAGAATCACACTACTCTCAAATGGCAATCATCAAAAATTGGCTCATAAGAACCACTTCCTTTCTGTGGAAAAAAGGTTTTTGAGATTAATCTGATTATAGAAGATATGGTTTTGAAAGTCAATGAATATATTCAGAATGAGGAGGTAGAAAAACCATGAAATTATATGAAACTATTAAAGAACGATGTAAGGAAAAGGAATTAGTATAGCTAAGCTAGAACGAGAGGTGAAGTTATCGGTAGGGCGTATTTCACACTGGAGAACCTCAGACCCAAAAGTTAGTAGCGCGAAAGCTGTAGCAGAGTACTTTCAATGTTCAATAGATGATTTGATGAAAGGAGAATACCATGGATGATTTAATGACTAGGTTAAAAGCCTTAGACAATGTAATGGATCGTGTAGAGTTATTGCCAGATATTGCCCCATTAGATGTAGCAGCGGTTGCCTTGGGATATACGAAAGCAAGGTTAATGGCTGGAGGTAAATCAGGGGACTTACCGTATGTAGAGGTGATCCATAACCGTGAAACGAACACGCATACATACTCAGTCATCAAACCACGGTTATTAGCATATTTACGTGGGGATGATATTGGTCGTGAACGTACGATTGTCCTAGTTACACCAGATGGAATTATGCCATCGCAATCGTATCTGAAACGGTTACTTGGTAATGACTAAGAAAGGAAGAAAGGCTATATGCACAATATGTGATGAAAGGGATAAACAAACTAGAGCGTATGTGCATTGTAGCCAGGTGGACAACATTATATGTATGGAACATTGTGAAAGATGTCAGTATCTCAAAACATCTATGGGGCAATGGAGGTGCACATATGAAAAATAAGGTAGAAAGGAAAAGAAAAATGGAAACTGTAAAGACAGTATTGAAATGGATTGGAAAGCAGTATCTTTGGTTAGTCGATATAAGGGATAACACCTTATTAAAAATCACATTGCTAATAGCAGGTAGTTGTCCTGTCATCTGTTGGGTGGTTGATCCTCGTAATGAACAGTATATCTATATGGCTTTATTGATGTGGAGTGTCATAGCTGTAGCATTGACATACATGCGTATAGCAGAACACTACGAGGAACGAGAAGCTGTACTATTGCAAGGCATTAAGGTTGTTCATGTTGTGGCGGAAGAGATTCGTATCGAAAAACGGTATCCTATTAAAAATCCATATTACGAAGCTATTACAAAAGAGGTGGCAGAACATGAAGAAAATGAAATGCATTAAGTGTGGTTTGGATATCACCAACAAAGGTGGGTTATATATTCGTGAAGATGGAAAAGTTATTAAAGTATGTAAAGATTGTCATCAAAAACATCTTAAGGAGCGAGCACATGCAAGATTTAATGCAAGAGTTACAGCAATTACGAAGTGAATTGAATACGGCATTAGCCTTATTGAAAGAACGAGGTATCAAGTTAGCAGAAACAGAACGTGCCTATAAGTTGGCCAAGGCGAGAAAAATCGAAGAGGAACGAGATAAAAAGACTGCTGTTTCGTTGATTCGAGAATTAGTGATTGGGGATGTATCTGTCAGCCAATTACGAATGGAACGAGATAAGGCAAGAGTCATGTATCGTTCCGTAGATGAAGCTATCAATATTAAAAAGCTAGAGTTACGCATCGTAGAATCACAGATTGGACGGGAATGGCATGCTTAAACGAACACCACTACAGAGGAAAACACCATTACGAGCAAAGACTGCTTTATCTAGGGGAACATCACAATTAAAAAGAACTCCGTTAAAGGCACGAAGTAAAAAGAGAAATCAATATGAGTATGAATTAAATAAGATGAGAGATTTAGTAAAAGCAAGGGATCATCATAGCTGTATTATCTGTGGAGCACCAGCACAAGAGATTCATCATATAGAACCTCGTTCAAATGGTGGAACGAATGATCTAGATAATTTATGTTGTGTATGTTGGTATTGTCATCATGCAGTAGTGCATGGTCCAGAGTCCAAAGCTATCAAGAAAGTATTAAAGGAAAAAGTAGCGGAGCGAAGTGCATAAAAAAGACCACTTAGCGGGAACTAAGTGGTCTCATATATCCATATGTAGATACAACCTTATTTATAGTATACCACATATGGTAGAAGAAATACAGAGAAATAGTAGATTTTCAAAGAAAAATGATATAGATATTAGGACTAAAATAAAAGGCTGAAAGGCCTTGTATTGACTAGATATGTATATTATTTTTTCGACCATATGAGGTACTGATGAGATATCGAAAAAAAGTATACGGAAAAACAATGTGTGAAGTTACAGATTACCATACAGGAAGAACGTATAAAAAACAAAGTGTACGACAAAAGAAAGAAAAGATTACACCACTGCAAATGGCATTGCAGAATCAAAAGAATGCAGAAGCACAGTTGCGTATGTTAATAGATATCAATTTTCATGAAGAAGATTTTTATATTACTCTCACCTATGAAATAGAACCCACTTTGGAACAAGCAAAAAAAGATATTACATTGTTCATCAAAAAGCTGCGTAGAAGGTATGCAAAGCTAGGACAACCGTTGAAGTATATCTACACTTGCGAAGGAGAACGTAGGATACACTTTCATATTCTGGTGAATCGAATACAAGATATGACGGTGAAAGAATTAAAGGGGTTATGGCCTCACGGATATTCTAAAAAAGAAGCTTATCAAGGTGAGTGGCGTGATGCTGTACGGATTGCAAGCTACTTTGTTAAGGAAAGTGATCGTAAGTTAGAGGCTACTGGATTTAAACGTAAATGGGTATCAAGCCAAAACTTAGAGAAACCGAAAGTAAAAAAGGAACGATTGCATTCGAACACTTGGGCGGAAGCCATTACTCCACCGAAAGGATACTACGTAGAGACAGATAGTATTGTAGAGGGAGTAAGTTTAGTTGGATATCCCTATCGATTTTATCGTCTCATAAAGATTGAGGAACCGAAGAGCAATCAAAAGTGGTGGAAAACAAAAGCGTTGAATACATCTAGGAATAGAGTTCATGTAGAACGATGTTATACATAAAGGAGGTTATTATGGAAAACAATCAAATTGTGCTCGTAGGCTACGCAGTAAAAGATGCAGAACTACGGTACACGAAAACAGGTAAGGCAGTGTGTTTATTTTCGATAGCTACGAATAAGCGTATTTCAGAGGATAAGGAGATTAGTTCCTTTCATAATGTCGTGGTATGGACCTATGCGGAAGAAGTAGGGACTATACAAAAAGGGCAACCAGTGATTGTGGTAGGTAGTGTACAAACTAGATCCTATGAAAAAAATGGAGAGAAACGATACATCACAGAAGTAATCGCAGAACGGGTGGGAATACAATTGGTAAAGCAAAAAGATGTAGGCAACCACTATGATGCTTTTACCAAAAATGATGAGGAAATTCCGTTTTAGAAAGGAGTCAGCATGGGAAGACCCAAGGAGTATAAGAAAGCAAGAACATGTAAGCATGCCAATATCGTTACTAAAACTGGCGGAGTATTTACTAC